ATGCCCGAGGCGCTCACATAGCAAAAACGGTTGGTGTCGTCGCTATAAGGCGAACGCTCCCACCAGTAGTTCGCAGAACCATTGACCTTTTTGATCGTGGTGTTTCCAGCGGCATAATACTCATACTGAGTACCTTCACCAGCAAAAGAGTAGGTGGTAGCACCAAAAATCTCAATCTCAGACAGCAGGAACAACTTGTCCTGAGTAGTCTGGATAGAAGAGGACTGATTGCCAGCGGAAGTCCGCTTGTTGACCGTCTTAATAACATTTCGCAGAGCTGCGGGTAACTGACTCAGGTAGGTACTCATTCGAGTACGCATGGCAGAATTGTTCCAGCCACCGGCGTTCGTGTTAGAACTGTTCATGTTTGCAGTCTGATTGAGGCAGTCCACAAGCTGGAAGGTGATACCGGCCATTCCACCGGAGGTCAACTGATCGTGGTCAAAGCCGATAATCTGTACCTTGTAGTTCGTGCCGTTAATACTGACGGTCTTCTGATCGCCCACAGAGAAATAATTCTTAGCCTGTCCGAACTGAGAACACAGAGCGATTTCAGACCAATCGGTTTGCTCCAAGGTGCCCGTGATATTGAAGGGGTAGACATAGACAATACCAATGACTTCCAGCGTGTAGGTCTTAGTCTTTTGAGAGCCGCCGTAGGTGTACTGGATAGACCAATCGCCAAGTTCAGCAGGATAGAGGACTGCTTCTCCACCGGAAGCCACAGCGGAAAGCACGGTATCTCCCTTGGTCATGGTAACGGTGGTGCCGTTATCGGCGTAGACATGGCACTCAGCAGGAGAACCCTTCTGGCTCAGGGCGTAGAGAGCGTCATTCACCGTGGGGTCAGGCCCATCCAGTTCCAGTGCCGCTTTCGTAGTGTCGTCCAGCAGATTTGCTTTGCTCAGAGGTGTTCCCACCACATCACAACCGGCGTTTGCACCGGTGGTGTCGGTATTTAGAACAACATCTAAGTAGCCGTTTCCGGCGATCAGCTGTTGCCTCCATTCCTCGAAGGTAGCGGGCATATCGGAAGGTGCCCGAATGATACTGGACTTTCCATTGCCCTTGATGGTGGTGTCTTTCATAGCGTTTCATGTTCCTCCTTTTTATTGTCCGCAGTACCGAACCCCTGTGTAGGGGAAGGGAGCGGTTGTTTGTGTCACTCTGCTGTCGATCATGAAAAGCAACTGCTCAATGTCATTTGCCAGTTGATAGGTCATGTAGTCCATAGACCCAGGGACAGAAGGGGCATTTGCCGGTAGATTGAGTTTGGCTCTCAGTTTGGTCAGACAGGTCAGAAGATTGGAAATCTGACTCTGCGTGGGCCAATCTCCCACCGCCCAATCCACCTTCGGGATAATGCTGTCATCGTAGATAGCCAGGGCTTTCATGCGTTCTACCAGATAGGAGATTGCCTCCCCAATCCGGTTGAAATCGGTGTAGTTATAAGCCCCTTTCATTCCGGCCATGTATTCTGTCTGTTCCTCCGAGGTGAGGGCGGAAAGCCCTCCCCCGGTCAGGATTTTGTTTTTCAGTTCAAATACACGGTCAACATCGGCTTGGGTTCTGTCGAAAATTAGATTATCAATTACACTCATATCAAGCCTTTCACCGTCATCTTTCCGCTCAGAGAGCCGTCAAAAGTGATTTCGTCCACCAAGATCAGAGCGTCCATCTCGTCAGTGTAAAGGGTCTGCAAACCGATAATGTCACCCACTTCCATTTCCGGGTTGCCCCGGTAATTGGCCTCATAGGTGTTCCGCATTTGCAGATAACTCTTTACATGATTGGCAAGAGCCTGACACATCGTATCATTGGTGATAAGGGGGTTTTCCTCCTTGTCGATCTCGCCGGACTGAGCAACGGGGTAGGAAACGACCACCGAATTCTCAGTCAGTGTTTTGCCTGTGATCGTTACGGTCTTAGTGCCGGAGGATAACACTAAGTCCGCAGCTCTGGCGTAGATATTGGAAGATACCAGTGTCCCACCAGATACAGAGATTTGAACATCTTGTGCAAGACCAGAGAACTCAACATGAATCTCAGTTTCGGTGGTCGTTCCCTCATAAAGTGTGGAAGTGTCATTGGAGGCCGTGTAGGAATACCGAGCAACAGAAACAGATTTCAACTCGTCAATCTTGGAAATCTTCTGGCTGTTCTCTCCAATGGAGGTAAAGTCCAGAGTGAAATCAGTTTCTCGGTAATAGACCTTTGTGACTCGACCTCTCCGGTAGGGGAGGTTCCCGATCATGGTCACTTCAATTTTGGTACACTCGATTGCCAGATTGGAGGACACATACACTTCCACGGAGTCAATAGCTGCGGTCTGGGTATCAAGCAGAGTATCATCGTGGTAATATTTCACTTGAACCGCACCGGGAAATTCATTGAGTACCGTATCAAAGCGAAGTGCCAAGACCGGGAGATCGTGAGGCACATCGAAGGTCTTTGTAAAGACCGGGGGATTTGTGAAAGACCCGTCCGCTCCGGTCATGGCCTCACTGATATAACCTCTCTGACCGGCATTGCTGTCGGGAAGAATGATCTGACTGTCACCACCCAGCGTCCACCGGTTTAACTCGAAAGTGGCGTAGGTATTCTCTGCTGTGTTGCCCTTATCAATCGTGTCCCACTCACTGAACCAAACATGGCCGTTATCGGCCCACACGCCGTTGTATATGCCGATGACGGTAACACCAAAGGGTCTGATATGGATAATGTTGTCATCGTCCGTATAGAGGCGGCAACAGGCCGCATGAGCGATAAGCTGCAAGCAGTTCATGTGGGTGTCGATGGGAAGAGCCGCCGTGGTAAACATATCCTTTAGAGCGTCATCAATCTCCCAGGGATTTTCACCTTGCTCTGTCAGGGTTAATCCTGCGTCCAGAAGAACTTCCTGGGCCATGTCGTAAAGGCTCTTGGAACCGAGTTTGCTCTTGTAGAAAGTCCCGGTCAGACTTCCGATCAACCCGGTTCCGTTGAAGGTGGCCTGATTGTTTTGTGCGCTGGGCTTGGCATTCAAAACATAATTGTCCGGTTTCAGCCATTCCACAGAGCCGTCCGGTAACTCATAGCCGAATTGGATTTCAATGGGAGAATTCTTATCCACATAGGCGTAGATACCAGCCGGGTTATCCGGGTCATATTTGTGTTCATAATCCAAGATCGTGAATTGCATTGTTTCTGTCGGCAATCTCCGACTCAGGGGGTCAACATCGTGCTTCTGCTGAGTGGAAACAATATCCTTGTTCACGAATTGGACATTCAGGCCGTAAAGCACATTCTCCAAGCGGGGTCTGCGGTAGGGCAAGCACCGGTCAAAGGTAATTGTTACCTTGTCTATCTCCGTGGCCGTGGTAGTGACCGTGGTCTGAACACTGGTAATGGAAACTGTCTGAGTGTCCACTACTTCTCCATTCAGGTAGAAATCAGCAGTCACTTCCAGCGGCCATTCCTGCTGTCTGGTGTCAAAGGTCAAGGTTAAGCCGGGGAATATATGCTTTAGGGAGAACTCCCGTGTAATGACAGGAGGGGTACTGAAATTTCCATCAGCGTCACTCATGAGGCTCGAAATAAAGCCGTCCTGCACAGCCTCCCCGGTAGGGACGATCAGGGTCTTGCCGTCCAAAGCCCAGCGGTTTAACTCTAAAGCGGCATAGGTATCTCCGTACTGATAGGCGTAATCCACCGTTTCAAATTCGGAGATACTTGCCGCACCATTGCTTTCCCACTCACCGTCCGTAGCTGCGGTGGTGTCCACATTGCCGAAGGTGATACGAACATAGGAACGGTTTCGGAGCATGGCTTTCATGCTGGCCTTATAAGCGTTGCTGACAGATTTCATGCTCCTATCCCTCCTTAGAGCGGTTCGCCGCAGTCAATGAGATTGACTTTACAGTTAATGTAGTCAATGGGTAATTGTGTCACAGGGTCAAGGTGGAACGGCTCTGCGGTACGATCTCCGGGGTACATCTTCCGGGTAGTCCATGTGTTGTTCACCATGTCCGGGTAACTGACTGTTACATAGAAATTGGAGAACTCTTTCAAAATAGCCGACCACTGTTCCGCAGTCAGATAAGCCCATTCCAAATTGTTTAACTTCTGCTGTTCACGGCCTACTACCTGTCCTACTACCACGGCATTTGCATTCCGGGCAGAGTCCACTATGGTAGCGACCATCATTTCTAAGCCCCTTCGGGGGCAGGGATAATCACGACCGTTGATCTTGATGAAAGAAGCCATATATCCCTACCCCCTTAGTAAGCGTTCGAGAATGCTCCGCTGTTCACACGGACACCTCTGTTTCTGCTGTACCGGTCATAAGACCGGCCAATCACATCATCACCGATGGACACCGACAAATCCTTGTCCTCAATGAGGTTCATGAGTGCGTAGATAGCGGCGATCACGCCATCATTGGCAACGGTTACGCCTGCGGAGATACCTTCCACAATCTGTTCGTTATTGGCTACAACTGTTCTTCGCCCCATGGCACCGACCATCTCTGCTCCGGCCTCATTTGCGATAAAGAGCTGGCCTTCATCAACGAAGCCACCAGTAGCAAGTCTTGGGATAGATACTTCCGGGATAAGATCAATGTGAATACCCAAAATTCCTACCAGACCGTTTATGAAGCTGATAACATTGTTGACGATACCAATTACACCGTTAATGAAATTCTCGAATAACCCAAGTCCTCCATTAACGAAGCCTTTGAAAACAGCTGTAATGCCGTCAAGCATTTGCTGGATTTTATCTGCAAAGAAATCCCAATTTAGTGCTACCGATGTGGCCATTGTTGCGGCACCTGCTAAAAGGAGGCCGATACCGAGAGGTAATCCAACACCGGTCACAATTAGCATGAGGCCGAGTGCAACTAATGCTCCACCAGCGGCAATTCCGATTTCTTTCAGAACATTTTTGATTGTAGTCAGAATGTAGTTCCAGTTCAGAGCCACACCCGCCGCAAGAGTGGCGGCACCAGCGGCAATCAAACCGATACCGAGAGGTAGGGCACCTCCGCTTAATGTCAGCATGACACCGAGAGCCAGTAAAGCGGCACCAGCGGCAATTCCAATTTCTTGCAAAATTGTTTTTACCGTAGTGACTACAAATGTCCAGTCAACCACAGCCGCAGTAACCAGTGAAATAGCACCAGCCGCCATAAGAGCCAGACCGAGAGGAAGGTTTACACCTCCAAAAGTCAGTAACGCACCAACAGCCAGCATTGCGCCTCCGACAATAGCAGTCAGCGTTCCCAAAACGGTAGACATGGTATCATTCGTAGACTGCCAATTTACGGTTGCCGAAGTCACAAGGCTTACAGCACCAGCCGCTAAGAGAGCAAGACCAAGAGGCAAACTTACTCCGGTAAACACAAAGAGCGCACCCAAAGCAAGCAATGCACCGCTTACCATACCAGTAAGAGTGCCAATGATTGTTCCGATCTGTTCATTCATGCCGTTCCAATTCAAGGCCGCAGAGCCTACAATCGAAATAGCACCAGCCGCCATAAGTGCAATGCCAAGGGGAACGCTCCCTCCACTAAACGCCAAAAGTGCGCCTACTGCTAAAAGGGAACCCCCTACGATAGCGGTCAGAGTGGCAAGTGCGTCCTTTAACGGTGTGTCGCTTGCGTGCCAGTTCACAGCTACCGCAGTAACAAGGCTTACTGCTCCAACCGCCATTAAAGCAATGCCAAGAGGTACATTTGCCCCTGTAAATGTCAGAAGCGCACCAAGAGCAAGGAAGAAGCCTCCCAGCATACCGGTAATCGTAGCAAGAGTGCTTGCCAGTTGACCGTTCATGCTCCCCCAATTTGCAGAAATCGTACCGACAAGGCCAGCTGCTCCCATGACCATAAGCCCCAATCCAAGAGGAATATTTGCACCGGTCAAAACCATAATTGTTCCGATAGCCAAGGAAAAGCCGGAAACCACAGCGGTTATATCCGCAAGGCTATTCTCAATCATGGCTTTAATTTCACCGACTCGTGTTTGAATTGCTTCCCCGATAAAGTCATACTCGGGAAGCTCGAAATCAAAGCCGTTACCGCCTCCGGCCCCAACACCGGAACCGGCACTTCCGCTATCAGGAGAAAACACATTCAGTTCATCAAACCCAGCGGTGTACTGCTTCAACTTCTTAGCCGCTCCCGCAGCTTCATCAAGACTGTCGGCCATGCTACCGGCTCCGCTGGCTCCTGCCGTGATACCGGAGTAATCAACCTCAGTTAACTCGAACCCAAACAGAGAGGCGATTGCGTCAGCGATCTCCCGGATAACTTCAACAACAGCGATTGCATAGGGAAGAATAGCATTCAGAGCCGGGATGAAGATATTGCCGATGGATCGTGCCGCCATATTAAATTGAGCGGACAGAATACGAAGCTGATTGGCAGGGGACTCCAAGGTTCTTGCCAAATCCCCCTGGGCGGTAGTCACCTGAGTCATGATAGCGTAGTACCGCAACTCGGCCTTTTCAGCCTGAGTCATGGACATAACGCTCTTATCAATTCCCAGGGACAGGGCAACGGCTTCCAACCGGGCCTGAGAGAGATCGTAACCCAACCGGCGTAACGGCTCCAACTCACCGGAGATACCGGACTGTAACTTCTGCATTGCGTCCTCAACAGAAATGTTGAAGAAAGAGGATAGGTCATAACCCAGCTGAGTCAGGTTCTTACTCATAAGGGCCGCTCTCTCCGCCGTGTCACCAAAACCGGTCAGAAGGGTATTGAACACACCCTGATTTCTAATCCAGTCAGATAGGTCAATACCAAGAACCTCACTTACGGCCTGTCCGTAGTCAAAGGCTTCCTGAACATATTCACCCATAGCCACAGTGAACAGGTTCAAATTCTCCTGATACTCATTGGACTTTGTGATAGCCGTGCCGATCATAGAGGCCAACCGACTTAGGCCATAAATCATCGTGCCGAATTTCAGGCCGTTTGCTACTTTGTTCCATGCGCTGGTACTATTGGTAGCCCGTCTGACTGTTCCGTTATACTGCTCCGTGCTTCTAATCAGCCTTTGAATTCTCGAAGGGAACGCAGAGAAGCCATTGGACACTTTCTGCATTTCATCCGCAAAGGGCTTCATAGCTGCAGCCAATTCTTTCATCTGCTGGGTAAACTTATCAATATCAGCCTTTTCCAATTCCTCAATCACGGTAGGGAGCTTTTTGAGCTGATTGATAAAGGTGGTCATATTGGCCTTACCCAACTCAGACAGGGGACGCAGGCCATCAGCAAGGGTTCTGAGCTTATCGCCGTCCGTCCACCGGACATTTGCCAGAGCCGCATTCAGGGCGTTTAACTGATTGGCAATAGAACTGGAAATCTTAATGTTCTTGGCCGACTCCAAGGCTTTCAGACCCGTAGCGATCTGAGTCAACTTCTTAGACACATCTCCGCTATTCAGACCGGAAAGGGCATTCTTCAATTCCCGAATACTCTTACTGGTAGCATTCAGGCCGGTAACACTGGCACCAGTAGCACCCTTCAAACCGCTCAGAGCCTTTTTGAGATTGTTAATCCCGGAAACAGCACCTTCACTGTTCTCCTGAATTTGAAACTCTAAGCCCTGAATTTCAACATTATCGGCCATTTACTCCACCACCCTTCTGCTCTTGAAATTTCCTGTTATGAGCAAGTGCAAAGGCTTCCATATATTTCTTTGCCTTATCGTCACTTTTCTCTTCGGCTTTCTTTTGCTCGGTTTTATCGCCTCGACCATTCAAATCAAAAGGCTTTTTCGGATATGGCCGAGCTTTTGACCCTTTTTTTGCAAACGCTCTTAAAATAGGAGAAACATCGGCCAATGCTTCATAAAAATAAGCCCCTTGTAACCAAGCCTCTTGATTTTTTAAGTCCTGCCGAATTTGCGCAGCTTTGCGATAATATTTAACCAGATCACAGTCCTGTTCCCAGAACTGCTCATAGGTCATTCCGATAGCAAGATAGTACGGAAACAACTCGTAAAACCGCTCGTAAGCGAAACGGGGAGCGGGGCGATTGCCGCCACCGCCCCCCAGATTATCGGACTGCGACTCGCTTACCAGTTCGCAGTCCAGTCCATGTTTCCCTCGTCATCACCATTCTGCTCAGGCTCTTCCATGAGGGACAGAATGGGTTCGTTATACATCTCCACCAGCTTAGGCAGAAGCTCGTCTTTACGGGGCAGACGAGCGTAAATGCGGTCAACCACATCTTTCTTGACCCAGCGGTGGTGTGCAAGGAACGCACCAGCAAACAGAGCGGGAAGCATGGTCATGGGCTTACGCTCAACATCTTCCGCAATAAAGCCCTGCTTCTCCATCGTTTCAACGGTCTTGCGGGTGTATTCCAGCGCATAACTCTCGCCGGAAACGGGGTCTTTAATTGTCAGTGTCTTAGCCATGATAAATCCTCCTTATCATTCAGGCCGATTGTGATTACTCAGCAGAGAAAGTGATCGGGGTAGAAGGAGCAATGGAGATGTTCATATCCACAACCTCATTCACACCGCCGCCCACGGGATAGACGGACAACTGGCCGTCAAACTCGAACTTGCCGTTAGAGCCATCGGGAGTCACGACACCGGCGCGCTCCTGACCACCAAACCAGACAGCGTAACTATCGGTCTTACCTTCCAGAGCCTTGAGCTTCTGAAAATCGGTCATATCGTAGTTAGCGGTAAAGGACAGACCATCGAGGGACTGAATACCGGCGATATAGGTCTGCATATTGTCAGACAGCGTGGTAGTTTCCAGCATTTCAGGCTCACCGCCCAGATCGGGAAACTCCTTAATGTCAACCAGCTTCTCATAGGTTTCACCAGCAGAAGCCTTTTTCATCAGAAAGACCTTGTAAGTGCTAATTGCCATTTCTGTTACCTCCTGTAAAGATTTACACCATCCGTTTCAGCCCGATACCGGGCCACCAGACGGTAAATTGTTGCATTCTCCAAATTGGGAACCGGGGAAAGGGAAATGCGAGTGAAGTTGCGCCGGTACATCAGATCATCAATGACCTTCATAATGCTCCGGCACTGTGCCTTTTTCCCGGAAGCCTTATTGGAGTAGACATTCACCTCATACATGATCGTGGCATACTCTTCGCTGTCACTGGTACTCAGGTGAGTCAGTGTGGGGTAATTGTCCTGCTCCACAATGCTTACATGGGGAAAGGCGGAAGGGGCTTTGACATATTCACCGCTTGTGTCAATACCCGGAAAGGCTTCTCGAAGAGCTTCGGCAATCGGTGTATAAATCTGATTTTCTACATCAATCATCGAAACACCTCCTGAGCCAAGCGGGGTAAAATCCCTTCTAAATGCTTTACGGTTTCATACATGGACATATTGGCCGGGTTGCCATGCGTGAGGACTACGGTATTCCCGTTCGGCTTGGTGAACTCAACGCCATTCGTACCGGCTTCACCGTAGTAACCCCATGTCTGTTGTTTACCATGACCAACTCCATACTCTCCACGGCGCATACCGTGTTCCGCAGCTTCCGGGTGATTGTCCGGGTAGACAACACCGGTGCCGAACTCAATGAAGAGGACAGAAGCACCAACGGCAACAATCGCTCTGGCTCCGGTTGCTCTCTGTTCAACGGACACAGAAACATCATTCGTTCCGTCATATTCCGCTTTCGCAAAATTAGCCGAAGCGACAGACAATCCTTCTTGGGCCAGTCGGTCAAGCAGGATATTTGCACGGGTTTTCAACCAATTCTGGTAGCGTTCAAGTTCCCGAATGGCATTATCAATCCCGGCCACAGACAGAGGTACTTTAATCGTCTTCACGATACCGTCACCTTGCTTATAGCGTAGGAGATGGAATTTAGACTCTTAGCCACACGCCGCACGATGTAGTCATAGAGGGGATTATCGTCAGCGTCATATTCCGGCTCTTTATCAACAAACAGCACGGTATTTTCATCAATGGGGCAAGAGAGATCATCAGTGACAATCACCTTGTCATAGGAGATGAAATTGCCAAACTGCTCCACCTGAGCCGAACCGGTAGCCGCCGACACATTATCCCGCCGCTGAACAGCGGCCTTGTAGACTACACGGCTATCTCCTGTTTCATTTCCGTCCTCGTCCCGAACCGGTTCTTTCTTGTCATAAAGCAAGTACCAATAGGACGATTTATTACGCTCCATGATCTTCATGAGGTCAAGTCCCCCTTGATAACGCTGGCAAAGGGGACAATTTCACGCAACAGGGTAGGCGGTACATCTCCGTCCTCATAGGAACGGGAAATGCCGTTCTCACTGTGCGCCGTTTCTCCCTCCGCACCACGCTTATTCACAAGGTAAGCTGCGATCTCTACCTGATTGAAGTCATACCGGGGCGGAACGGCGGTAACGGTTTCGTCAAAGGGATAAGCCCTCCGGCAAACCTTATTTGCGGCGATAGAAAGGTAGACAGAAAGCATGGCTTCATCTGTTTCGCCGGTCATGGTCTTCAACATGGACAGTTTTTCAGCGTCAGTCATGATTTCTGTCATCCCTTTCCATCAAAATTTCTCTTTAACCCGCAGAACCACCGGGGAAGTCAGCCGCATTCGCCACATACACGCTACGGCTGTAAGTGGGAGCGGTGAACTCGGTAGAGATACCGGTAAACTTGCCGTGATACCACTCGGGGCCGTGGTCAAGGCCGATCTGACCAAAGAGCTGATACTTCTCACCGGCACCCACCTTGGCAAGAGGCTCCAAGAAGAAGTTACCCTTACCGGGAACAGGCTGATAAACGGGAGCGATCACATTCAGGTTCAGAAGCAGGGCCGTACCAGCAGGAAGACACTCGCCAAGGTACAGGTAGACAACACCGATGGGAGTAACCACACTGGACAGAGCGATACCATTGATCTCCCGAGCGGCGGGAACCACAGTAAGACCGTTCTGCACAGCGTCAGCGTTGACCTGAAACAGAGTCACAGCGTCACACCACAGGCACAGGCCATCGGTGGGAGCATTGGCCCCATAAACCTTCTTCACCATGTCGGCAATATCCCACAGACCAAGGGGCTTGCTTGCCATAGCGGTGACATTGGTGGTAATAGCCTCCACCAGTCCACGGGTCTTGTTCACGGTAGCGTCAGAGGTGGCCTTATTGTAAGTTCCCTGAATGAAGGTGAACTCAATGTCCCGGTTAACCTTCTGCATTTTAGCTGCAACCTGAAAGTCCAGCTCATTGATCGGGTTAGCCTGCTGACCTGCCACATTCAGACCGCTCAGAGTACCCATATTGGACTGCTTGGCATAGGAAATGCCTACGGACTCCTGAAAAATCTGAGTCACATTGGTCTTCTGAGTCCGAGTGACAACGGTAGCGTCAGGGGCAGTCAGGGAGGCGGTTTCGCTAATAGAAGGCTGTGTGCCTCCACCGGTGGTGTACTCCTGACCGGTCACGAACTCAACATGATTGGTGGTCTTCGCCCTGCCGCCAATAATGGAAGACAGGGGACAACGGGTATTGCCCTTATTGAAGAGCATACCGGAGTAGTTCAATACTCCAAAACTGGTAGCAAGAACATCTGCCATAAGTCATTCTCCTTTACTCTCACGATTTGTTCTGTTCAGCCTCTTCCTGCGCTCTCAGGCGGTTGTAATAGGCAACAGCGGCCAGATCACCGTTCTTCTGCGCCTCTTCAATCTTCTTGTCGTAGTCAATCGCACCGCCACCAGAACCAGCGCCGGGAGTAGGCTTAGGGGTCTTTTTCAAAGCGTCAGCTTTGACCTTCTTCGCATACTCTTCGAGGAACTTGCTCTGATTGGCAAAGACCTTGGCACTGTCACCATCGGCAAGAGCCTGAGCGGTTTCCTCAGCCAGAGCTTCATCGTAACCCTGAGCAACGAACTTGGCCTTATACTCTGAAATGGTCTTACCCTTACGGAGATCGGCAAGCTCCTGTTCCATCTGAGCCAACTTGTCAGCGTCCTCCTGCTTCTTCTTTTCCTCTTCGGACAAAAGAGCATTGTGCTTACGCTTCCACTCAGCGGCCTCGGAATTGGCCTTGGAAAGAGCGTTCTTCTGCTTTTCCAGCTCTGCGGCATTATCCTCGTACTCAAAAGCCTCCAAAGCGGCGAGCTTCTGTTCCGGGGTCATGTCCGCATAACCTTCGATCAAACTTGTGTCAATCTTTGCCATAACAAATACCTCCTGCGTTTAACAAGGCTGTTCCCTCAGCACGATTTTCCGTTTTTGGTAGGGTTTTCTCCCTTTTGCGTTTTAAGGTCTTCACTGACCATTTCAAGCCTTGCGGCATTAAAATCAAAAACAAAACGGGCTATCGGCAAGAGCGTTTCCACTCTCACCAATAGCCCGTAATGGCTGTTACCGTTATCTCGCTATAACGGCCTCATATTTCTTTTTACTGGCTGTTTCCCAAAGAACCAGCCTCCCATTTCTCACGGCAAGTTCAACACCCTTGCCACGGGAAAGGATTTCATTCATCGTCCGAACCGCTTCCGGTGTTACCAGAACCGGACTTTTGACCTCCGGGTTCATTTCCTCCATTCCCTCCATCCGGGTTCTGCTTAGAAGCAAGCTCTAAGGCTTTCTTCTCCTGCTCCTTTGCGTACTCCATGCTCATGTTATAAGCAATCTGCGGGTCAGTGAACATACCACAATGAGTAAAAGCCAGCTGCGGAGCAATCTTGGAGTTATTCAGCATAGCGATCAGGACATTTGCCTTTTCGGTGATATTCTCATAATTGCGGCGGGTAAACCGAATTTCCACCGCCGACAACTTCAACTCCAAGTCCCCAAGATCACTACAAATCCGAAGCAGGAGCTTTAAGAACTCCTTCTCGGACTTCTTGAACATCAGCTCACTGTCCTTGGCTCTGGCTTCTGCCGCCGACCAACCATCCCGCATGATGACTGCGGAACCGGTATCACTGGTGGAAGAGCCACCATTACGGTTCGGCATTCCGCAGATCGTAAGGACGGTATCATACATATCGTCCACCAGTGTTTGAGTCTGGCTTTGATTTAACTCAGCGGTCAAATACTGAATTTCCGCCTTTAGGGAAGGGTCAATATCCTTGAATTTGATTGCTCCTTCTTCCCGCAGCTCTTTATAATCCTCAGAGGTAATGTCCACATTGTGGAAGAGCATGAGGGCCTGAATGAACTGCTCCACGCCATCCAGCCGGTTAGACTCTACGGTATTGATAGCGTCTAACAGGGGAAGGACAATCTCAAAGGCACCCAGACGAGCATTATTCGCCGGATATTCGATAATGGGAATACCCAAAATCTGTTCTTCACTTCGCTGAATGTTCCAAGTATTGGTGATCTCGAAGAAGTGATTATGCGTGTAGCAGCTGAACAGAAGAGTACCGTCTTCCAACAGGACATACTTCACGCCCATCTTGGCCGGTGTCCCAAGGGAAGTGCTATACACCACAAAGGAATACCGAGGGTCAAGAGTAAAAATCTCAGCGGGACACTCGTCCTCTTCCACATTGGCCTCACTATCAGGAAGAACCATGCGGTACGAAGTACCGGCAATATGCGACCAATCAGCCAACTCTTTGTCCTTGGCAGCTTTGTCCTCGGAGAGCATATAATCATTCAGCCTTGTCACGCTGTCGGTGACTGCTTTATCATCACCACGAGCGACATACTGAACCGGCTCCCCCATCAGATAGCCAACCTTGAAAGAAACAATCTCATTGGCCCGGTTCTCAACCACAGTGTTGTTGATCTCAGGCCGAACCTCTTTCCTTCGGTACAGAATAGGCTGATCTCCCTTATAGTACCGATAGAGATAATCAATCTCGGCCCTGTTTTGAAGATGAATAGCAAGTGCCTTTTGCAGAACACTCACAACATTTCCATCCGTGATTTCCTCTACATCGGTATAAATCACTCTACGACCGCACAGAGGCTTCATTCTGCAAAGACACCTCCCCTCTACCTACTTCATCACTGTTCATTATACCGAATACTCCAATGCTTGTCAATGCCTAATCTTTCAGAATACCATTGGAGAGCATAAAAGTCAAAAATTTCTTTTAGCAGGGCCGCTTGAATACCTCGATTTTGCTCCCGGTCAACATACGAATTTCATTTTCCAGAAGGGCAAGAGAGTCCGGTGCGTCATCATGAGGAACCTTACCGCTTCTGGTGTAAGTGGTCAACTCTTTCATGAAATTCCAATACTGGCTTCCCCGCTTGTAGGTGGAAGGGTGTTTGAAGTAAAAATTTTTCTTGATATTGTCGGACGCAAACTCAATCCGAGTCTGCTTGTTTGAAATCGTCCTCTTTGTCCGAATGCCAATCGAGTACCCATGCTGGCGAATGATTTCCGCTACATCTCTGGCATAATACTGACCAGCGTTGTTTGCCTCGAAGGTGGCCGAAGCGACCTTATTCGAGATCAGGCACTTAGCGCACTCCGGTTTTGTAACCTCAGCGGGAGCGTCATCAAATACCACATCGACAATGTAGACCTCTGTACCATAGATGACCGCTACCGGCATAGAGGTAGAGTCAGAACCACTCTCAGCGGTGTCACCTACGGCAATAATAGTGTCCGGCTCTCGATCAGGGGGCAACTCAAAGAAATAGTTTAGTTCATCTTTATTGAACAGAAGACCCTTTGCTTCAAAAGGCTGTTGCTGGAACTCACTCTCAAACTGCTCCGCAGACAGAAGTTCTCTCTGCTCCCGGAAATAAGCCGTGGTGAACACCTTCTGCCCTTCACGCTCATACTCATAATTGCTTTCGTCCGTGATCGGGTCAAGAGCCGGGATTTCAATAGCCCTCCAAGACCAACCCTCTCTCTGAGCGTGTTCCTGAATACGGCCAATAGGGTCATAGATAGAGTATCGAGTACCGGTGAAGACCATGGGAGTACCCTCAATGGCACGGCCCATAATATCGCCGGAGATCACTTCCCATTTATCATCGAGCCGCTGGCGGTTCTTTGCCTCTTCACGACCTTCCACACAGTCATCCAGATAGAGAACATTGGTAGCCTCAGACAAACCTACCTGTCGAGCGTCAATAGAACGACACATAATAGTGGGGAACCGGGACTTGGATTTCAGATTGATAATCTTAGTGTCCGCTCCGGTCTGCACCAACCGGGACTCCGGGAACACATCATAGAACAGATACTCATTGGGAGTAATCAGATATTCCAGACACCCGTTGTAGAAGCTCTTTACAAGGTCATCTCCCGTTCCTTCCATCAGAGTTGACCGGTCAGGGTACTTCCCAGAGAGCATATTGACAAAATTGATACCAGTTTGTGACTTACCCGCTCTTTTTGGCATGGATATTGTCAAAAGACGCAGTTTTCCGTCAAGTACATCTTGGAACCCCTGCACCATGGGTTTCAGGTAGTGCCGCCTGGGAGCATAGAACCGCTTCTCCGGCTTCCGGTCAAGTTCGATATAGGTCATGAAAGCGTCAAACTTATAGGGAGCGTCAAAGAGAAGACTCTTCCGCCATACCTCATAGAATTTGTCCGCCTCTTTCGGGGAAACAAGGCGTAGTTGTCTGGCACAGAGCCGCCGCAGCTCACCATTCAAGCCATGTGCGCTCTGAAAATCCTCTTCCTCCCACTGACGGCACAGGGATAACAAGTCAACATAGGCCGTGTGGTCATTTGGCTTGTTTTCGATATATCTCTGAATGCCATCTGCGATCTTACGATAATCCATTATACTTCACCTCAAATCGCTCCTGCCGCTCGAAAGGCCGCATAAATCTTGGGAGCCTGACAAGCAAACCAATCTACCATTTCCTCGTTCTGCGCCCACTCACTGTTCTCAGCCAGTCCGCTTTCAAACAGAAAAGCATGAACAATCTCATGCCGGATATTTTTCTTCTCCTGTATCTCCAACCGGCCCTTTTCGCCCTGCTGACCTCGCTTATAATTCTCTACCACGATCTCTTTCGTAGTTTCGTCACAAAAGCCGTCACACCCTTCAAGCCTTGGCTCGGCCTGTTCGGTGACAATGTTGACTGTGTACTCTGTTCCCAAAATATTTACTACCATAATGACCTCCAAAAAAATAAGGGCTACCGGATTTCTCCGATAGCCCGTAGTGGCTGTTACTCTTCCCTATTGAAAGAGCCTGTTTGCTTATGATGATATTTCTACTGTCAACAATTCGCTTCTACTAATCTCAGCAAAATTTGCGTCATTAACGGATAACGAAAATTCCAATTCATCAATCTCACTATAATCAGAAATACCAGCAGTTTCATTATTAAAACTCAAAGTATATACGATTTCTTTTCCACCTTGCATTGTGGCCGGTACACCACTTACAAACTGCACCATTGTACCATTCACAGAAGAGTCCATAAACAAGACCGTTATTTCTTCATCACCAAGATTTTTAAGGGTCAAGTTTATTGCTGACATTCCATCAATAGAGGGTAATTCTCCAACTCCTTCAAATTTTACCTCAACATATTGGTCTTTGTAAATGGTCTGTGCCGAAGTTTCCGTAGTAGGTTGTTCACTCTCAGAAGAAACAGTGCAAGAGCAAAGACCCAATAGCATAAATGAAAAGACGAGATACAGATATTTTTTCATACTCGGGCTTCCTTTCTTACCAAATTGTACCATGTAGAACGGCTTATGCTAAGTTCTCTGCAACAATCTCTCACAGTCATGGAACCGTCTTTTTGTTTTTGAGCGATTTTCTGAAATTGCACCCGGTCAATAGAGATTGGCTTTCTCCCTTCACGATAGGACGGCTCATGTTCCCGCTTATATGCTTTTCCAGCAGAGGTTCTTTCCACAATCATATCCCGCTCGTACTCGGCAAAGGCGAATAGCACTGTTACCATCAGCCTACCCATGGGCGTGTTATCCGCAACACCCATATTCAGGATATTCACCTTAACGCCCATGTCTACCAGTTGTTTTACCAGCAATGACCCTTCCGCAGCTGTTCTGGCAAGTCTATCCAGCTTGCACACTATCAACTCGTCACCGGAAGCCAATAAGGACAGAACCTTGTCAAACCCTTCACGGCTCATTTTCTTGCCGGTATATGTGTCGGTGTAAATGTTTTCCTCTGGTACACCATGCTCTAAAAGAATATCCTTCTGCTCCTGATATGATGTGCCATATAATTTCTGACCTTTAGAACTGACCCGGCCATAGCCATATTTCATTTCTAATCAACGCCTCCTTAACGATTGTTAAGTGAGTTTGATTTTACCTCCTTTGCTGATAGGGGACTCTTCTGAGGGTATATCGGTGGAGAGAAGAGAAGTGAGATCATATTTCTTTTCATCATTTGAAGTAACCTCAAATCCACCCTCTGGTAGACGAGATGTGGCAGGGACAACTACCACTTTATAGTCCATGGCTCTTACCATTTCACTCAGGAGAGATACTGGAATATCTTTTACATTTTTGTTGTTAAGTCTTTCCCAGATAGTAGCATTGCTTACATTGAGTCTTTTTGCTAAAACAGCATTGGAAATCCCGGTTGCTTTCATGATGGCTTTTAGAATTTCACGGCCTCTCATACTATCACGCTCCTTGTGGATTATTATAGCATAAAGAGTTTTATTGTCAAGAGTTATATTGACAACAATTCGCTTGAAATAAAGCCTTTTTGTTTTTGTGGGAATTTTCGGCACTCACCCCGCCTCGGCCCCCGGCCATATATCCCCCGGCCCCCTGGCCCCTGGTATCCTGGTAAAAGCCCCATATAATGCAAATCACATAAAATTAGGATAGCAGCTAACAGCGAAAAAAAGAGAATAGGCATATAAGGCCATACAATGCCCTACACGCCTATTTTGTCTTTGCCTATGTTCCTATACTGCTATGCTATTAAACGCCCTATACAGGCCATTATAGAGCCATATAATAAGGCATAAAAAGAGGGCCAGCGGATAACCCGCCAGCCCTTCAATTATTTATTCTTTTTCACACAATCAAATAAGATCATGAGAGGAAAAAGCAATACCGCAATAAATACCATACCAGACAACCCCGTTTAACTAATAGTGAATCGCTTGCAAGAAACTGTTTTCATAAACTGCTGCACAAGCTCGGGAAAACGAGCTTTAATGGCGGTAGTATCCAGGCGGGACGATTGAACGGTTTTATAGCTAACCTTGTATTCCCCGGCAATGACCGTTTCATGATCTCCCATAGCTGCCTTTATTTTGTCGCTGAGAGCTTCCATTTCGGCGGTGATTTCTTCTCGCATTCTCAGCAATTCCCGATACTCCCGGCAATCTTTCTCAATGAGCTGCTTATAATCCATCATCTTTTCATGTCCTCCACTTCTTTCATAACCTGGGATTGAATGGCCTTATAAATATCAGTGCTTTCCTTGTCAAGCCGAACCGGAAGTATAAAAGCCATCATTGCGTCATCAAATCCGTATTGAAACATAATACCAGTGTTTTCCCCTTTAATCCTGGGAGAGATACCCCGGAAGGGCGGTAAAAACCTTTCGTCAATCATGCAATAGGTTTTTTCATTGGTAATGACTTTTGCAAAGCCGGGTTCTTTACAGCCGCCACGCTTGCAAGCGCAGCTCCATTTGGAAATATAGGCGGGTTCATATTCGAGCGGCTTAAAGCCAAAAAAGATCTTTTCCAAATTCTGAGCCGGTTTATCCTCGCTGGGCAGATCATCAAAGGACAAATCGAAAGCCCTGGCAACCTGGGAAAGCGTGGTATCCTTGAAGCGGATAATCATATACGCGTCACAGAAATAACTATCACCGTCTTTTTCGGCCCAATAGCAACGGTCTTTCATCTGCACATTGTTTTTCTTGCTATCCTTGTAGAAACGCTTAAAAGCCGGAATATCCAAGCCCATAAATTCACGAATCGCCATTTTAACAACCTCCATCAAAAGAAATAAAACAAATTTGAACTTCTGGCAGTAATTGCGTAATAATTGCCGCTTTCCCGGCCCTGGAGCAATCCGCCATTCAGGCCATACACGCCGGAACTATAACCGATCTTTTCAACCGGCTCTTTAATGCTTTTCGGGTCAGCTTCGGTTATGTTTACAGCCATTCCCAGCCGCACAAGCTCCCGAAGCTCTCGCAAGGTGTATTTCCTCATCGTCCTGCTGCCCCCTTTACTAATTCTTGATAAATCAAGTGAGTTAAAAGCCGTTCGGCTTGCGCTTCGGTATATTGCGCCCGTTCCCTCTCCGATTGCTCCAAAATGTCTCCCAGGTCAGCCACGGCAGAGCGGTTATAGTAATAGCAAGTATCTAACACGCTGGGTAATCCCTGGCACCAATCTACAAAAACCGCTTCATTGGTAAAACCTTTTGCGGCCTGGTATTCTGGGGAATACTGCTTTTCACTGGCGTGAACTTCGAGAATGAAGCGGGAAACATTCTGGAAAGTACAAGGGCCGGTGAAATCATAACCGCAGGGGTCGAAATGATCTAAAATGTATTGCCGGATATTCTGCCGGGCTTCTTTCGTTGTCGTTTTCATCGTTTAACCCTCCATTTCTTTATGAGCTGCAATAGCTCTTTCCGCCTTTATATATTCCGCTCCATTTCTCCGGCGTGGCCTTGATACGCTATAATGCGGTATTTCTCCGGCCTTGCGTGGGAAAAGTGCGGGGGTTCAATTTTCAAGGTACAATGTCAAGTGTTTTATTGATGTTTGCATTATATCAAGCGTTTTATTGATTGTCAAGCGTTTTATTGAAAATTCTTCAATTATTTTATTGACGCTTTACCGTGTCCAACAATTCAAGAGAAAATGAACATATACCAGAGGCGGATGGCTCCGGCCCATCTGCCCGGACACCTTCTGCCCGGACACCTTCTGCCTGATCTGGGTATAAGAAACCGCCGAACCTCCTATCACGGGAGATCGGCGGTTCTTTCATAGTCGATAGTCGCTGACCGTTTTCAAAGTCGCTCAGCTCATAGTCGATAGTCGCTGACGATAGTCGGAAAGTCGCTCACTCTTCCGAGTCATAGTCGCTGGCCGCAGCTTCGATATATTTCTGCTGTAACTCTTCCGCAGAAGCGGCCTCCCCGAGTTGATTGTTCGGGGTAAGAACAACCTCCTGCTTGTCCTGATAACCAAAATGATTTTTCATCAGGAAGATAGCGGCAACCGGATTGATCTTCCCATTTTGAGCATAATCTTCCATTTGAGCGTTCAAAAATTGGTACGCCTTTTTTATAAAGTTACGGCTTTCATTGGGAAGATAGGCACTATCTACACCATTAGCCCAAGCCCAGATAGTCTTTCTATCCACTCCAAAGGCTAATGCCAGCCCTGCTACACTTGGCTTCATATCATCCTCAGAACAGATTTGCAGATACATACCAATCCGCTCTTTCACCTGTTCCGGCTCCTTCATATCCACAGACGGCCAATCCCACATTCTCAAAGAATGTTGTAGATATTTCCGATTGTCACCCGGCTCAGTATGGACACTCATAGCCTCAGTCCGATCAGGGCGCTTATTCCCACCAGTACCCTTCGGACGGCCACGGCCCCGAGAGGGAGTCGGTAAATCTACCACTTTATCACTCATAGTCGTTCTCCTTCCACAAATTATTTTCAGTCACCCTTAGTGAGTTTAGTGAATAATTTAGGCTTTTTGCAGTAAAGTCCTCTATATATCACTCTCTATAAGGGGGTTTATACAGAAAAAACTAAAAATAGGGGGTAAAATTGCCCTCAAACCCTTGCGCCACAAGGCTTTCCGTTAGTGGCGGATTTATCACCAAAAAGTCACTAAAATATCACTAACCTTGAAAACATGAAATATATTCAGTGATTACACAAAATATATTTAACCTTCGATTTCCAAGTCAATACCTTTCTCCAACAGATAGTCGAGAATATCATCTGAAAGACAATATCCATCACACTCCGTTTCATCATAGAAAACAGTTTCCGTCAAAAGATTCAACACATAAGGGCTATTTTTCTGCTTGTTCAATAACTGCCAGACTGCTTTTAGAAGAGTTACTTCCCTCGGCTCTTTCTCTTCTTTCAGCTTACTCCCTTCATTCTCACAGTAGGCTTTCGCCCTGGCGCACAATTTGTTTGTATCAACACCGCACCTACCAGGGCCAGTCCCGATACAAGCCTTACAATGTTCATCTTCACAGGTAAGGCATGGACACCCGCCGTCATGAGCGGGACAAGAGTCGAAGATCATGACTGTCCCTCCTTCTTCAAGCCGAACATATCAATCAGTTCATTCATGAACAGTTCCGCACACTCGTCATTCCTGAAAGTCGCACAACTGATAATGCTGTTGCCCTTCTCTACACAGAGTCGGGGCCGCTTCACATTGGGGAGGTTATACACTCCGATCTTGGTATCCCCCTTAAAAATCACCAGACCCATGCGGTACACCTTCTTTCTCACACCGGAGGGAGATCATCTTCTCCCTGACCAACTTATCTACCACCCGGCCTACCTCGAAGTAGCCGGACATAGCTGCGAGGCGGTCTAAGTTCTTTGCCGTCTGCGCCGTTACCAGCATGGACACCCGGCGCATATTCTTCTTGTTCATGGAAATCACTTCTCCTTTGCGTTTCTCAGGCAGAATTCATAGAAAGCGGCAAGATGTTTTGCGGCCTCCTTCATGTCCTCATAAGAGCCGACATAGTTGATAACTGAGCGTCTACCGAGGTCACTGACGGTTTTGCATATCTGGTAGAAATAACCGGCCCTCTCGTTCTCGGTGTTCATTTCATGGACAGGTCTGAGAAAAATCGTTTCCTTTGTGAAATACTCACTCCCGTCCTCACAGATCACCTTTGTCTTCTTCGGGGTGACTCTCTTGATGGTGCAAGGCTTGTAGATGGTCAGGCCGGTATTCTGGTGCCACCCGTAGGTCACACCTCTTGGAACACATACCCTCATGCCGGGTTTAAGTTCATCGGTAGGAATGGGTTCCTCGAATGAATTTCTCTTGTAGTACATACTCATACCGTTCCTTTCATCTGAATGCCACGGTAACAGGGGTAGCCGGAATAGACTGTGCGGCCATCGTGCCATTCGGGGTGCATTTCCATGTCAGCGTTAAACCGCTTGGCACTACACTGAAAATATCCATTGGACTTGCACCAGATTTTATAGGCATTGAAAAGGGTGGTCTGTCTGGTGTAGACCTTCTCTTTCTTCTCGCACTTTTCCTCCAAGAACTGCAAGACAAGATCATTGTCCTTCTCGTACTGCTTGACTACCTGACGCATGGCCGGGGACATTCTCAGGCCGAACCGCTTATACTTGAAGTAGCCCTCCAAGAGCCAGGTGAAAATACCTTGCATAGCCTCGGGAGTCTGGAATTCCGTTTTCAGGTTCTTGTCCTGCTCGTCCTCAGAGAAATGTCGGTTGAACTCGATCACCCGCACACGGTCAGAGGCGAACAGGCTCTTGTCATTGACCGAGGGAAGGTCGTTGCAGGAGAGCCAAAGGGTAAACTGCGGGAGGAAGGTGGTAGCGGCTTCGTAGAGGTTCCGGGCCTTGATCTCTTCGCCACCGGTGAGTTGCTTGATTGTTTCCTCGTCCAGCCGTCCATACTGATTGCTCTCGGCCATGGTGACAAACCGCTTGCCCTTCAAAGAGGCTAGGACGGGACTTGCAGCTTCGGCATTCTTGGAGCGGTCAGACTTGCAGATAATGGACACCGGGGACACAGAGGCATAATCCCCGAGTAGATGGTGAATGGCACTTAGAAGGGTGGACTTGCCGTTTCTGGTGGTCTTGCCATGGAGAATGAACATACATTCCTCATTGGCCGTACCCAGCATGGAGTACCCGAGAGCCTTTTGCAGATAGTCGGCCTTGTCAGCGTCATTGCAAGTGACTTCCCGAATAAACTGCTCCCATCGAGGACACTCAGCGTTTTGCAGAGTGTAGTCAAAATTGGTCTGCATGGTAAGGAAGTCGTGCCAGTCATGCTCCCGGAACTCCATTTTTTGAAGGTCATAGGTTCCATTCCGACAGTTAATGAGGTAGGGGTTAGCGTCAAAATCCTCGGCGGTGATCGGCATGACGCTTGCAGCGTCCTTCATGAGCCGGTCACGGAAGCGGCGATCTCCCATCTTGGAAATGAACTTCATGTAGTCCCTACGGCGATCTTCGTTGTCGATCTCCCCGCAGTAAAGAGCCATCAGACGGCAAAACTCCTTGATTTTCTCGGCCACCAGAAGAGAACCAATATCCTTTCTCCATGCCCCGTTAGAGTAGGTGTACCAGCACTTGGCCTCCGGGCAAAAGCGGGTATCGTTCTGGTAACACTCGGAGAACAGTTCCGCCATGCCAGACTCGTCCCAGGAATAGCCAGTGCCGCTGATCTGGTGACTTCTCTCAGGCTTTGCCTCCTTGATGTAGAACATCTTCTGAGAGAGGTCTTTATCCATGATGTACCGGCCATTGGAGAGTTGAAAAAGTTCCTGCTCTTCGGTAGCCATGATTTCATCTGCCATTTCTCGAAATCCTCCTTACTGCTTTTGCGAGGGAAAGAAGAGAACACTCCTGAGCGTCTTCGTGCCAGAGAGCGCATTTCTCTTCGGAACACTTACTGCCTACAATTTCAACGGTTGCCTCGGTATTTCCGTCCGTATTCATAATGCAAATTGCCCCAACCTCCCGCATAGCGGCGAGGTCTTTAGCGGATATAGGGTCTACATTATGGAATAGAAGAAAATCATCTGCGGCACCTTTCCGAAACGGACACTCTTTTTCATTCGCCATCGTTTATACCCCCCCCATAGAAGAAAGCGTTTTTCAGAGCCTTATCCACAAATCCCATAACTCGGGGCGAGAGTGTGCATATACGCTTTTGAACACAATCCTTGTCAATAACCCGTACCTGTTCACACTCTACCATGCTTGTCCGAATGCCAATCCCGGTGACGATCACATGGGTAGGCATTTCCATTCGTTTCAGTTTAGAGGTAAGCGGGACTACAATCGTGGTGGGAGAGTACCTATTGCCAACATCGTTTTGCACGATCAGCCAGGGCCGGTTTCCACCCTGAACCCGGCTCCCTTCCACGATGGGAACATCAATCAGAACAATGTCCCCTCGTCTGAAAGACCTCATATCAAAATTACCTCCGGTATCTGGTAACAGAATTCACGATTGTTTCTATCTCACTTCGGGGAAGCGGAGGCTTACACGCTTGCTGATTGGCAAACAGCAGTTCTTTGTAAATGTCCGCCTTGGAATACCCCTGATTATGAAGCTGACCGGCCAGTGAAGTAAGGCTCAGGTTTCGGCTTCCGGTGGTAATGGGCGGGTATTCCGGTTTGAGTGTGATCTTGCCATGTTCTGGCTTCCGGTAGATAGGTGAGTATATCCGTTGAGAGGCGGAGCAACCGGCACTCTCTTTCGGAGCGTCAGGAAAATACTTGGACACCACATAGTCAACCGCTTCCTGATTTTCAATGATCTCCGAATAAAGCAGGACATTCCCGGTCATGATAAAGTACCGGCTACTCCGATAGATTTCTACACCATTACGATTATTGCGGCCTTTGAAGGGGAGATTACCTTTCAGAAGGATATGAACCCCTCGTCCGCTCCGGCTCTTCTCGGTGTAGGAGTGGCAATGGCTGATAATGTCTGAGGCCAGTTGATTTAACAGGCCATCGGCAAAACCATCGTCAATGTCAATCCCGATCAGACCGTCATCGTTGAAAACATACCCTATACCGTCATAAATCCCATTCGTCACATTCAGGACGGCGCAATCAAAAGTGCCCCAGGTGTCAGGTAGAACAGAGGACGCAGCTTTCTTCTGGCCGGTCTGCATGGGAACTTTAGAGCCGTTCCACACATTGACCCATTGTGTTTTCTGCTTTAGTTCGGTAGGTATCTTTTCATACATGACTGGCACCTCTCAACTCTCATACGGGGATTGCAGACTCCAATCCCAAGTTTGACCTCCCTTGTAGGCATTACGGAAATAGTTGTGTTCTCCGTCCCCAGTGAACCACATATAGTCCGAGGGGAGAACTCGGCCCACATCGGTTTCCCCGGCTTTCTCGGCATACCACCGGGTCAGAACATCTTCACACAGGGCTTTAATTTCATCATCAATCGGGTTATCTACATCATATCCGGCGAATTGATACGGAGCGGTGACTACCATGACGATGTTCCCATATCCATAGTCCACCCGGTTCAGCGCACACCACACACAGGCCGCTTTCTCGGTGTCAGAGGGAATGCCCCTCGCCTCTCCCCACACCATCTTAGAGAGGACAGTGATCTCTTCCTCTGACCATGGCGAGAGAGAGGGAGAGGGGCTTTCTATCTGGTCAATCGGTTCGGTTTGGGTAGGATGTTCTTGCTCATTGGAAACCGGCTCTGACGCACAGGAGGACAGCAGGAGAATGAAAACCGCAAGGAATATCAGCCAGACTTTATTCATCATCGGTCTTTTTCTTACGGGAAGTGGTCTTCACCGTAGCGAAGAAATACTTCCCGTCCACACAGACCGGGTAGCCGGGAAACCGGTTGCTGGCTCTCTTTTTACCCTTGTTGTAAATCTGCTCCGCAGCTGCAATAGGCATTTCGCCGGACACATGATCGGCACCGGCCACCATGATATACGGGACTTTCCCGTTATTGTTCACGAATGTCATGAAGACTTCCCCTTTCTCTATTCCACGCTTCCACATCTACACCAATTTTCTTTAACTGCTCCTTACAGAGCCATGTGTAGTCATCCGGCATTTCGTAATGCTGGATAAGCCGGTCATGCTCTACTGAAAAAGCCTCATAGAACCGGCGCAACCGCTTAGGGCCAAATCCAAGGTGAACCATTAGGGTATAGAGAACCATAGCGTCAATATCATCGGTGTACCGTCTATCGGCCTCAATGATTTGCCGATTGATCTCCATATCCATAGCCTTTTTCTCTGCGGCGGTAAATATTGCCCCGTAAACCTTTCCTCCGGCCTTTTTAACAATCATGGCTTACACCTCAATGTCCTCAAAGAAGACCGGGTATCTGACCGATAGGAGGTCATAGAGCATTCTGGCAACTCTACGCATATCTGGGTGAGCTGCGGGAGCGGAGCGAAGTTTGATGAAGTGCCGCCATTCCCGGAGATTGGCCGTCATGACTACCTCGGTTTTCAGACTGTTCGGTAGTACAGACCGGGCCTCCTGCGGAGAACAGCCGATGTCCAAGAGGGTAAAGTATTTTTCCTCAGCCTCATAACAAGCAGCTTTCCACATGGTATAAGGAAGAAGTCCTTCGGAAGTCCATGCGGGAGAGATAACGGTGATCTCCGTACCGAACTGCTCTTTGCTGTAATTGCAGTACCGAGTAGACTCCTGACAATAGGAGGCCAGCCGATGACGGACGATTTCATGACTAACTCCCCGGTCACAGATAAACCGGACGGTCACAACACCATGCTCAATGACGGCCTCGTGGCCTCTTTTCAAAATGTTCCTGACAAACTTCTCTGCGCTGTCTTCGGTGATTTTGCTTTCGGACTTGTAGCAAGTGCGCCCAGCCTGTTCAATCAGAGAGAGAATGTTCGGATAAGAGGGAGCATTGACAAGCTCCACGCTGGGTTCAATAATCTTCATGGTCAGACTCCTTCCACATGACTTGCCAGCATATCCGCTTGGTGCGTCCAAAGGACATTCGGATAGGCTCTTACCGCTCTGGTGTAATCGTTCCATTCCTCTTTCGGGCAAAAGGCTCCCATGTGATACCTGATACACATGATCTCTTCCTCAGTCAGAGCGTAAAACTGAGAGAGAAGCATAACTGACTTATCTCCATGGCCCTTCAAAAGAGTGTCCGGGTTATACTCCCACTCATGCTCGGAATACAGTTTAGTTCCGTCCAAAAGGTGAAGGTCTAACTTCGGGTGACGGTACTGGTCAATCTTGCAGAGATCGTGGAACATTCCTACCAGATAGGGGGAACGGCAATTCTTCCACTTCAACTGACAACTTTCCGTCAGACCAACTAAATGCTTTGCTACGGAGAGGGAGTGGTCAAAGAGGCCACCTTCATGATTGCCATGATACTTAGTGGAGGCGGGAGCATGGAAAAATCCGTTTGTCACAAGCCAGTCAATCATGTTGACCGTGACTAAAGGGCTTCCGTCCGGGAGTTTCATGAAGTCCAGAAGGGCATTGAGTCTTTCATTTTCAGTCATGACAGACTCCTTCCTCATACTCGGGCCGGTGAACACTTCTTTCAGGGTCAAAGCCATCGGGATAACGACCCCGCAGCTTGTCAATATTGTGCTGGGCTACATCTGCAAGGGGCACGCCCAGGCCGGTAGCGGTCTGTGCCACATACCACAGCACATCTCCCAACTCGTCAATCAGCCGGTTCGGGTCAAAGGTGTGTCCCTGAAACTCAACCTTTTTCAGAATGTCAATGCACTCTCCGGCTTCACCGTTTAAGCCGTAACAGCCGTTCCGAATTTTGTCCCAAGGACAGAGATCGCCGGAAGTACGGTCTGCGGCTTTTTGGTAATCATTAAGCGTCATCATCGGCAACCTCCTTCTCCAGTTCGGCATATAGCATGATGTGTACAAACATTGAACTGCCCTGGCAAAAGGGGCGCAAAACGGTTCTTTTCTTCAAAAGCCAACCTTCACGCAGAAGATTATTTACTTCATCGTCAAACTGACAAGTGTTGTCCAAACGGTGTCGCACGGTCTTAATCTGTTTCATTTCCTGCAACCTCCATTTCCAGCACAGTCATGATTGCGTAATTGGCAAGATCAATCAATGTGTCCCTGATAGACTCGTCATCAACCTTCTGTTCCCCGGAACGGGAAAGAGTCTTGAACCGGTTGAACTTATCTCCCAGCCGAATACGGGCCATAGCCATACCCTCTTCAACAAAGGTCTGGTGAAAACTGTCCCCGTAATCGTGATTTTTCCGGGCATAGAGATCATTGATTTCTTCGCAAATCTCCCGGTGCATTTGCACCTTTGTCTTTGTCATGGTCAAAGTATCTTATCCTCACTTTCCACAAGTTTTTCAACAAACCATTGGAGAGGGAGAGGGTAGATAACCGCTCTCCCTCGTCCGGTTTCACCCTAACAGGGCATTCAGGTCAAAAGAGGGCTTCTTTGCCGTCTGGGAGGCCGCAGGAGCGGGTTTAGAGGCCGGTGTGGGTGAGGGGGCTTCTCCTTCATCCCAGCCCTCAGAGGGCCGTTTATCGGCCAGCCGAGCGAATGTGACGGTCTTATCCGGCTTGTTCTTGTTCGGCTGAACATCATGCTCCACATCACACTCAATGAAGCACCCAACGAGGTCTTCATGGTCGATCTCAGTCAGGGAGAAATCATTGAGAGCGGTCTTGGCAAAGTAACTGAAAGCGTTCAGGGCACCTTCATTGGGAGAGCCATCGGTTTTCAGCAGGGAGAAGCGTTCAATGTGCTTGGCTCCGCTCTGAGTCTGCATGGTGATCTCCAACTTGCCAAAGGCTTCCTTGTAGTTGACCGCTGTGATTTTGAACACATGAGTTCCTTCGGGAATGAGGGTAAATCCCTCACTCAGTCCAATTTTCGCCATAGTAGGTGTCCTCCTTAAACTTCAAGGTTTACCGGGAAGATGATACCTACAAGTTCGTCTTCATCATCCGGTAACTCGGGATATTGTTTGACCAACAGAGCCTTAGCCACGGTCGAATTCGTGTCAAGGTCATAGGCATACAGGATTTCACATAGGTCGGACTTTTCAATCAAAGACCAATCATCATTGCTGATCTTGATAGAGATAGTGCCGTCCTTGGTCTTGAAGACCCGAATGCAATCCTTGATACCACCATCGGGATATGGCATAATGGCTTCTGCCAGTTCTGCATATTCGGTATGGCCGATCTGGTCAATCATCTTGGAGATTGCTTTCGGCATTTCCTGAATGGCCGCAGCTGTCACACTTTTCACCGTAACAGGAATTTTCATGAACACGGACGGGGAGGCCAGCCAGCGGTCATTGATAGGGAGATCACCGATCTGCTGATTGTAAATAACACCGCTGGAAGCGAGGGACTTCACAAATTTCTCAAATTTCATAACACACCTCTCACTTCTTCCTGCCTACCCAGATAGCGTAGACAATGCTTGCCATCAGTTCTACCATGACGGTAGCCAGAACACCGGCCACAAAGGGGTCAATATACATTGTTCAGTCCTCCTTAATCATTTTCGGAGTAATCCGATAGGTGTCTTCCATGGTGGTGTACTTCTCCAACACCCCGTCCGCTTTCATAGCGTCCTTGTTGATTTTAGCGGTGGAAGAACGGCTGACCTCCCAGGTGTAAGCCTTGCCGGTGATAGACACCTTCTTGTCCCCGTCCCGGAACTGCGACATGGCAGACTTCTTAATCATGTCGGTCAGGGTCTTGTACCGCTTCTCGTCTTCCGCCACTTCTGCGGCATGAGCGTCCAGTTTGGCTTTCAGGGTTTCCGCCTCGGATACCAGATCGGCCAAATCGGTTTCAGGGGACAGGTTATTGGTACGGAGAACCTTCAAGATTTCTGCGTCCTGCTTTTCGTCATAGGCAGGAGAGAGGCCGGTTTCCACATGATCTTTCCACCATTTCAGAGCCGGTTTCACATACCGCTTCTCGAAGTCAGGGTAACGCTCAGACACCTTGAAAGGCCGGGTAATGGTGTTTGCGGAGCTACACACAAAGTTCTCCGGGGCCTCATAGTCAGAGAGGTCAAGGAAGGAGGCCACCATGATAACGCTGTCTACACCCAGAAGGTGAGCATAGAGCGCAGCTTGCAGGGCATAATACTCGGGAATGTCCTCAGCCCAATCCTCTACCCGCTTGGAGGTCTTCATTTCAAGGACAGCCATGGGCTTACCGGTCTTGTCGCACAGCAGGTAGTCCCACATACCACCGAAGACAGCCACATCAGGGAAGAAGTCACCAAAGGTTCTTTTGAAGTAATCCTCCCCGAACCGGTCAGTCGGAGTCACCAGATTGCTCATAAAGTAGGTGTTCTTCATGTACTCCGCCTGTTTCGGTTCGATGATCTTACCGGCTCTGGTGTAAATGGTATCTTCAAAGGTCTTCTGGTAGGTACGAGTGATCTCACACCACACCTCGAAGGGAGAAGACCACGGGTTCAGCCCCAGAACGGTAGCAAACCGGGTTGCCGTCAGCTTCTTAGGACGCTTGGGCGGCACAATCTGAATTCTGTTGTCAATCCATTCCATGATTAACCCTCCTGTGTTTCATACGCCGTCAGCATATCCGAAACTCCGGCAATCAGCTGGTCACATACATCAGCGGTGATTTTAGTGAACCCTTCGGTCTTCACCGCTACACTCTGAACAAAGGACTCCTGATCGGGGTCAAGCTCCATGAGCTTTTTCAGGGAGGTTTTCAGATTGGTAATCTGTTCCTCACTGGCGGCATTCTCAGGAGCGGAAGTCAGTTCAGACTTAATCTCCTGCCGCTGTTCCTGCGTGACAGGGGCTTTCCGGGTCTTCTTGGGAGTGGGAGTAGGAGCGTCCTGACCATCATCCCCACCAGAGATATTGTCAATGCTGTCGGCCTCGATAATGTCAAGTACCAACTGCCAGAGATACCGGCGAATGTAGGTGATAGAACTGCCAAGAGCTTGCATTTCATTCGTAACCACCTTACCGGTGTTCGAGATGATAGGGGCAATCTGGGTGAAAGGAACCTCAAAGACAACCGGCTCTTCCTCACGGTCATCACAGTTATAGACCTTGGCGGTAGCGTAATCCTTGCCAACGGTGGGAACCATCAGAAGACCAACCTCGGCAAAGATGGACTCTGCGGTGGGAACAATGTCTTGCAACTCGAAGTACATGAACTCCAAGTGAATGTTCTTGCCGGTCTTCTTTACCCCGGCTTGCAGGAACTTCAACCGGGCCAGCTGCAACTTTGCAAGAGCATTCATGGTGCTGTAATCAACAGCGGGAGCGGGTGTTTTGGTAGCCATCTCTTATACCTCCTGAAACTTCTTCAAAAATTTGTGAGAGCTGATATATTCGTTCATCTTGGCTCTCTGCTTTCCTGCGGCTCTGCGGCGGCTAAAGAAAAGCCGTCTACG